AGTGATATCCAACTTTTCCCTTGCTAAGGCCAATACAAAGAAAAGATTGCCAGCTTGAGCCACTACTGCGCCAACGACGAAATCGCTTGTATTTGAATCAGTGAAAGTACAGTCAACGCTAAGCATTACTCTCTGAAACTCTGGCAGTTCAGTGTTTACGTCGTAATATTGCCACCAGTCAGAATGGAACATGTTACCAGCTTCTGGAGCTGGACGCTGCTGATACAAAGACGCAAAGTCGCGGGTCCCGATTGCTTCCCTAATTCTTTCGTAGTCATCTTTGTTGTACCGTTGCGGGCACAGCGCTTCCCCGATATCGGTACGCCAATCAGGGATAATTTCACAATGATTAGGTAAAATCGGACGACTACCTGGATCTTCATATAAAGCTGGCAAATCAAGGATTGTCCAATTTTCTCGCCCTTTATCCGAAACATTTGTTTCAGATTCAATAAGCCTGCCAATTAGGTCATTTTCGGACCAACGAGTCTGGCAAACAATAATTGTTCCAACCCCTGGTTCGAGACGTGTATATAGTGTAGATGTATACCAGTCCCAAAGCTTTTCCATCATTCTTGGGCTTTCTGCATCTTCTCTGTTCTTGACCGGATCATCGATGATCAGACAATGACCAGAACGGCCCGTTACGGCGCCTCCGACGCCCGCTGCCCACAGACCTCCTCCTCCTTGAGTACCCCAGTCATTGACAGCCTGTTTGTATTGATCTAGTTGCCCACCAGCGTTTCTGTAGTGGTTTCTCGCTACACGCGAAAAGCCTTCCGCCAATTCTGCGCTATAAGAAACAAGGCCAACAAACCTGTCGGGATGAGCCAATAAATATGCCGCAGGAAATAAACGGGAAACCAGTTCAGACTTACCAGATCGAGGTGGTAACTGTACAATAATTCGCCTACAATCATCGTCAATCACTCTCTGCAATTGTCTAGTCAATGCAGCATGTACTTTGTAAAATTTATAATTAGAACTAGCTTCTTTGATAAATTTATGAAGTACAATCTTTTTGCCGTCTTCTGTGCGAGTATTCTTCGCCCTTTTCAGGGCTGCCAGCATCTCAAGTTCACCAGTAGACTTTGAGATGACTTGGTTGATTAATTTTTTACTCATTTTATTCGTCTAAAGGAATGTCGTAAGCATCTGCATCCGTAACATCCCTAACATCAGCTTCTTTGATTTCTGATTCAACAATTGTTAGCATTTCAGAGACGCCAAGCGCGCTAGCCCAAGACTGCCTCGACTGCTCGCTAATCCCTGCTGCAGCTCGTAGCAAGTTTGCCACCATTGACAGCGGAATCTCTTCTCCTTCTTCCTCCGCTTGTTCAAGGCGCTTGCTGATCAATCTAACCAGATCATCAGAGACCTTAGACATCAATCGAGCGCTACGCTCTGACTTCTCCCTGAATTCGACAATAGCTTCTTTGTGGCTATTTTTCTGCTTCTTTTCGACTTCCTTCCATACGATAGCCATTTGCTTCTTATCGTAAGCAGCAGCTCGGCGTTCCCATTGAAATATCTGTGACCACTTAGCAAGTGTTGGAACGGTGTACCCTGCTAATTCTGATAATGTGGTCAAATTGCGTTCTCCCTGCATTCTCATGTAATGCTGGAAGACGCTATACTGATCAGCCGATTCGTGTCGTCCGGCATCGTCCACTCTGTAGCCGCGCCTGAAACCAAAAATAGGTCCGGGCTCGCCGTGTGGTCTTTGTGCTTCCGGCCAATCAGATGCCATTTAAAATCTTGTGTAAATTTACTCTTCGTTTATTCTCATAATTCCCAAGGCTGGTTTAAGCCGCCAAGAGCCTCTCCGATGACCGGGCACTGTTCAACAAAAATCTTTTTACAAGATAATGCAATTTTTTGATGCTCTAGCTGAGTGCCATTCTTTTCTCTAAGCGCAATGTATGTAATCCAACTGCGTAAATTTCCGTTCATCATTAGGCGAGTCGGAGTGGCTAACGGCAACACTTCTCGCGCGCATTCTTTTGCCACGCCATTGCTTACCATTTCAGAGTAAAGATGCTCTGAGTCTTCGAAAATTTGAGAAATACGCCTGTAATACTTAGAGATCTGATCGGCATTCAAGTCATCAATTGAGTTTTGCCGATTTTTCGTGTCTTGCCTCCGAAGATGAGGCATCTCAATTGAGCCAAGCTGCGTCGAGGTTGAGTAGCGCTGACTAAATTCTTGGAAGGTGAAAGACCGGTGCCGCAAAATTTGCGGACCAATAGCACGAGTGGTATTGATTTCAAGGATCATATTCGCCATTTCAAAGGGAGACCAGTGGCGATTCTTAATCAAGTAGCCGACAAGCTTTACATAGTCCTCGTTGTCTTGATTTGCGGGATTGCTAACCCTGGCACAGTAAACACAGATTTTCTCAGGATCAGGATGGATCGCTACGAGTTTAGCTTCATGCATTGTGCTTGTCATTTTAGGTTAATAAACAAATAGACAACAATAATAACTAGCAGGAGGATTAAGGGTGCCCAGAATGGGGCCAGCACCCATATCCATGGCCAACTGATGACGTTCCCAAGTTTCAACCCAACGAAAAGAACACCCAGGAGTCCGGTCGTGCTAACCCCAGATGAAGTTGACTGATTGGTCATCAGAATAACGCCTCGAAAACCTGCTGGTCGGTAGTTGCGTCCAGTGGCGACACGTACCACTTGGGTAAGTCTAGTGTATACGAATTGATTTGTGGAGCTGGCCACTGTTTAGTTTTGAGACAGTCAGACAGCGACTTTCTTGCGTAACGAATTTGCTCTTTACCCTCTTCCAGCATTTCGCTGGAAACTTCAAAGATACCGGCGCTCCAGGGCTCCTGCCGCTCGATACCAATAAAAATAAATCTAGCTGGCTTGTCATATGCCAATGAGGCCGCTTCAGCATACCAAGCAGCTTGAAACAAATAATTGAGACCACCTACCACCTTTTTATTGAAGGTCATAAAATCAATACTGTCAGTCGTTTTTAGATCCAGAACAAGTACTTCATCTTTCTGGACCACTACGCGGTCTAACCGTGCCTTGCAAGGGATATTGTCTGCTTCCCAGTAAAAGGAAACTTCGTTGTACTTCCTGTAATCAGGTTGATCTGGATTGAACCAATCCATCTTACGAAGGGTATCTGTCATTCCGACGACACTATCCCATGCCCTTTCGTTGCCTGTATTTGGTAATGCTGTTTTCTTGCCAATGCTTGCTTTCCAGTCCAAGCCTTCTTTCGTCCTCAGATTTATTCCATCAGGCTTTACCGTGTAACGATTTTCAAATTCCTCGTCACCTTCCAGTGTTTTACAGTGAACTGCAGATCCGATCTCCATATTAATTGTCGCGGCAAAACGACGCCTTTTTGAGGCTTGGTAATGCGCCGGAGAAACCAGGATATGTTTCAGGGATGACTGGTTTTCGCCGGGCTCACGGCGATAATCAGGATCCGACTGACAATAGGCTACAGACACCATAAGTACTAAGCTATCAACTCAGTCTAATAGCCAAATACTTGCGATCCACAAGGATTCGGTTTTCTTTGACTTATGCCATTTGATAGATAGATAAGGAATTATTGTTACTCGATCGTCGTTCCAAAGAATGCCGCCGACGCCATTTTTTACGGGGCCAGCGGCATCCATAAATGCGCCAGCGATATTGTCAGCATCTCCCCTGCCCTCCCCATAGACGTCAAGAGATAAAGCAAGTGGGCCTTCGAACGGTTCACCAGGCCATTGCTGCAAAAGCTGCTCCCTCATCTGCCTTTGAGCCTGCTTGTATTCAGGCGGCATAAAGGCCCCTCCACTGCGACAAAGGCGTGGCCTTGCCTTGGAAAACAAGGGCATTTCGATCCTGAAAACGTGGTCAGGACTTCTTTCTGGTCGCCATTCTGCAGTATTGTCTAAAGCAGTCATTGGGCTTAAAACCTATCCGGAATATTTACCGAACCAGAACTAGGTAAATAAGCTGGTTCAATGTCTTCGCCGGACCACTTACCATTATCCCTGTCTTTCAGGATTGCTTCCAGGCGCTTGGCGTACCAGATTAACTTTCCGACGTCGTCAACAGGACTCTCCTTGTCCCACATTCTAAGTGCATACTTAAGCACTTGCCATTGATAGCCGCCGGTAACTGGATCGGGAGCGCGGGCTACAGCGTCTTCCAGAATGTCGATGACTTCAACTCTATAATTTTTATAGTGTTGAGGATTAATTGCATCAGTCATTGCTATCCAGCTCCTGGCTTACTTCTTTAATAGATCGTTGATCGTATACCGATACAACGCGACCTGTTCTCGAAAGACGCACTACGCATCGATCCTGGAAGCTTTCCATGACGAATGCAGTACTGTAACCACATCCCATAAAGACTTGAACTTTTTGTCCTTTGCGGTAAATCCTTAAAGGAAATGGTTTAACGCAAAAATCATTAGCCTTTTGCAGGGCGCTTTTTCGGTATTGAATTGCGCCGTCCTTTGTGGTTTTCATTCTAGCTCTAGATTACTAGGTAGCGACTTTTTTTGTGCCTTTGACATATCGGAGAGTAAATGCCCAGGAAGCTTTGCGCCAAGCGCAGCAGCCCAAGAGATTACTCTTGAAAGATTTGAAGACGTAAGGACCCATAACTCTTTCTCATCATTATATCGGACAAGTCCTTCAATCAAGAACTCAGCAAGGACTTCGTCTACAAGCTTTTCGGCTCTTGTGTTCTCGCAGTAATCTTCGTCAAAAGGATCCCATCCTCCAACAATC